GCTTGATTCGCTTTTGCAGCGTCAATTTGTCCGTAAATTTCAGCTAAATTAACTGGTCTAAATTCTGCCATGTTCTGTCCTTATGCCTGATTCCACCAATTGGTATTGCCTGCTGATTGATTATAAGAAGGATTAAATGGCGGGGTTTGCCACGGCGAGGTGCTTGTTACACCACTATCACGCGGTCTATTCACGCCATATATTAAGTTGCCTATTCCGCTTTGTATTGCGTTAGCAAATGTCATATTTCTGTCTTGTTGCATTTGTCCAACTTGTTGCGCTGTTTGTGTGCCAATATTGCTAATATTATTAGCTGCGTTTTGTGTAATTCCAACGCTAGTGCCTACAGCGTTTTGCCCTGCATTTGCTGTGTTAGACAAGAAATCATAAATGCGTGATTTATTTGCAGCGTCACGGTTATAAGCATTGCCAAACTCATTGCTAGCATAGTCCTGTCTGAATCTTTCAAGAGACTTCAAAGCCGCGCCTGAATCAAAACTACCGCGAGCCGCTAAAGCCCTATTTGTGCCTTTTTCGCCTTCTGCTAATCTGAACTCATAGCCTGGGTCTTTTACAAAGTCCTCATTGCTAAAGTCCTTTAATAGTCTGCCACTCCCTCTGCTGTTCGCTGGAAGTTCTGACAACCCCTTTTCCCAATCTTGCAATGCTTGCTGATAGCGCTCTTCTGCTTTTTGTCTATACAAATGGGTGGGAGTGCTTCGGTCAAAGTTTCTGCCTGTAATTGCAAAATGCTCACCAATCCCCATATCAATAAACTTTTGCAACGTTGGTTTTGGGGCATATCCTTCAGGGATGCCAATACCTAAATAGTCAGCCAATAAGTTGCTTGCCTCTTCGCCTGATGTTAGATATGGCGTAAGTCTAGAATTTAATGTGTCACGTGCCGCCGCTTGTTGAAATTGTGCATTTGCTGCCGCATCTTTCGCCGCACGTTGTGGCGCTTTACTGCCACCCATTAACCCCCCTAGTAAGCTACCGCCCACACTTATTGCTGTTGACCAAGGCAAAATAGCGCCCCTTTCAGATATCTATGTTAAAATTATAAATGTGGTATAATTGTTCACTACACACATAAAAGGTAATTATCATGGAAAAATGGCTTCCTGTTGTTGGCTACGAAGGTCTTTACGAAGTATCAAATACTGGTAAAGTTATGTCGTTAGGCCGAATAAATAATGCAAATAAAATAAAAACTGTATGGCCAAAAAAAGAAATTGGACTTTTAACTAAAAGAGGTTACAAAGTTTGCCATTTAACTTTGCCAAGCCAAAAGTCAAAACAATTTTTAATGCATAGGCTAGTAATGCAAGCGTTTATAGGCGAACCGCCTAAGGGCATGGAAGTTTGTCATAATGATGGCAACCCATCAAATTGCGACTTATCCAACCTAAGATACGACACGCACAAAAATAACAACATTGACCGAATTAAACATAAAACTATTCCCAAAGGCCAAACTCATCACAAATCAAAAATTAACGAAAATCAGGCTTTAGAAATATATTCATCTAATTTAAAAATAATAGAATTAAGCAAAATTTACGGATTAAGTGAAAGCTCTATTATTGACATTAAAAAGCACAGGTCTTGGGCTTGGCTAACCAGCCTTAATAAGAACCTCGTCAATGTTGCCTAATTTTTTATCTTCTTCAGAAATGCTGTGGATGCAAAACCAAGTAACATCACTCAACGCTTCTATTTGGTGTATTGCTTCTGCTTTAATCTCTATACAACATGGCGCGGTATGATATGTCACTTCATTATCTACTCTTACGTAAACCTCACCTTTAGCTAATATGCTTAAATGCGAGTATTTATGGCTATGAGATGTAGCCATGTAGCCTTTAGCTAAGTGCATTTCTTTAGCATATAAACCATCACTAAAATGATGTGATACAGCTTCAACGGTCATACAATTACGCCATCGGCTCGTTGCCACGCTGTGCCGTTATACCAAATAGGGCGATTAATCGTTGTGTCAAAATATGGCCTACCAACGTATAAACCTTGAACTGGTCTGTTTGCTGTTGTGCCGCTTGTTTGTAATGCGCGAATTGACCTAAACACTTCAGAGAAAAATTCAACCCATAAGCTATTAGGCATTCCGCCATCTTCGCTAATTCTGCTTTGGCTTGGTGGTGCGCCTATCATGAGCTACCCTCTCTCATGTCAATACTTGAATCAAATATGACTCGTTTAACAGGGTCTGATATACGGAACTTGAACGTCCAGTCACGTGCTTGGCCTAATCTGCGCCAAATAGCTCTTGCGCGATAATTACCAATAGCACCAAATGAACACCATTGCTCTGTGCCGTAAGTATGCCCACCGTCTTTTGATACGCTTAACATGATTTGCGGATTCACGCCTTGCCCTGAAGTAGTGCCTACGCCTGTCTCCATGTCTAACTGTAGCTTATCAATCGTGATTCTTTTGTCATCTTTAGCGATATGACGTGAGATAAGCTCTAAATATATCGGTTCGCCATTGTCGGTATAAGCATCAGGGTCTAGTCTGTAAAGATTGCCGTTTTCGTAGTCTGTAGCAATCGTTTTGTCTAAAAAGTTAATGCCTAGCTCGGCTTTATGTCTATTGCCATTAGTTGCTTGTAATTCTGACCAGCAATTAGTTAAACCATCGTAAAGCCATGACTGATTGCCTGTTGTAAAGTTAATCTGCAACATCGGATGACCGCCGAGCATATAGCTAAACGCTACCGCATCAGATACAGCGCTATAATTGTTTATAATGTACTCAAGTTCAGGTGTAGAGATACGGACAGGCATATAGCCTTGCATTCTTGCGACAATCACTTGCCCCATGCGGTTTTTAGCTAAAAATGCTAATGAATTGTCATATTTACAGACAGAATTAATTGCAGCGCATCCCCATTCAGTCGCCCCGCCTGAAATTCTGCTAAACGGGAAGTCTAGATCGCCAGTATTAGCCCAAAACTCAGTTGATACAGAGCCAAATAGGTATAAATTACCGTTATCTGACCAAACGCTTACAATGTTGTCAGGGTTAGACTCGGCACTAGCAAAGTCAAGAGCTTCCCAATTCAAGCCATTATTAATGTCTGATACGTAAAATCGTTGTGTGTTAGGCTCGTTGCCTACAAAATAACCATCTAGCCATGCGACTGTTGCTAAATTAGGATAGTCAGGGTCTATAATCGTTTCAAATACGGTAGTCACAAAATTGTAAATATAACCAGCCGTGCCATCAGTCAAAATTAACTGTGAGCCGTTATCAGCCATATATACTTTGCCAGTTGTCGTGCCGATAACCCCAAGAATCGTTTTTACGCCTGAATTATTTACGCTGTATAACGTGCCACGATGGACTACATATAAAAAGTCATCTTTTGGGTAAATGCCACGTATAGGCGTTTCGCCAAATGTTGCAAATAATACGAGTCCAGGCGTACCATAAATAGCTACTCTTGACCTATCATCGCCAGGCTGAACTTCTAAATAACAGTTAATGCGCTTTTGTGATGTGACGTTGGTTGATTTACCAAACTGACTAACGCCAAACAAATTCATTAATAGTACCCATCAGACAAATAGTTGTAGTTAAGATTACCAATGAGCCCGACTTCTGTTTTCATTATCGGTGCTGGCAAGTTTCTATTTCTAATATTCGATTGAGATAACATCGCAATAGCCATCGCTTCTTGAGTAAGTTTCATACCATATTCGGGCGCGATTTCCATTGCTAATCCATAAACCAAAGCCCTTGCATAGCCCTGTGGTAAACTGTAATTAGTCGCTAAGTCTGCAAACTGTGTCATTTGTTGCCATGTGTTTAGATAAATCACACAGCCAGCACTAGGTGCGCCCCATAGTGAGACTGTCGCTAATGGGAATGATGGGTTATAAAAGTAATATTCAGGAATGCCACCATTGCTTAACTTAGACGTTATCGAGTTATAGCTTGCTGAATCAATCTCTTTAACTGGAAAATCAGCGCCATTAAGCCTTATAAATACATTGTCTATAGCTACAGGTCTGTTTGTGTTAAAAGTCGCGCCTGTGCCGATTGTGTACGTTACAACGCCACTACTAAGCGGAAAGTTCTCTTGTAAAATGCTATAAATGTAAGTTCTATCGGTTGACCATGAATCTAGCATGTCATTAAGCGCAACTAGCCCATCGTCTGCCTCTGATGATGTGGGCGTTTCGTTTTGCCCAATAACGCCAGCTATTTTCATAGCGCGTTTGATTATGTCTAGTGCTGTCATGTTATGCCCTCAATTAGCTTTATGTAACCCACTCTTGCGAATGGGCTATTAAAGCTAGTTAACTGTGTAGTATTTAACAGAAAGTTCTGGGTAAGTGGCAGTCCATCCAAACAGTACGTCTAAACGCATCACTGACACGTCATTAATACCATCGTAGATTTCTGTAACTTTTACAGTCATGCCATCGTCAGACATTTGGCTAACAGACACGTTACCTTTGCCTGAAGGTGGCGCCCACATTGGAACCATAGCTAAAGTAAACGCATCGCTATGATATGCAACGTTTGTGCTGTATGAAGTATTAGCCGCGCCTTTAATCACATAAGGTTGACCTGTAGTTGGTGATGCTGTCACGTTTTGGAACGCGCCAGATGTCACTAAAGCAGGGCTAACAGGAATTGAAGTAGCGCCAATTAATACATCAGCAGTCACAACAAAGTCAGCTAAAACGCCAGTTGAAACACGTGATTGTGGGTTAACCGCAAATACGCCTGGCAATGTGATTACAGTACCGCGAGTTAAATTGCCACCCGCTACTGCAACTACAGTGATATTTGAACCTGTTTGGCCAGCACCGTTGATGTTAGTCGCTGTTGCTGCACCGTTTAAGTGAACGTCAACGTTTTGATCCATTGATGAATCAAAGCCGAATGAGTCGCTTAACATACCAGTGTTGTATTGGTCACTGATTTTTGATGGGTTATTAAAGAAGCCCCCAAAGCCTTGCACTAAGCCACCGTTTAAAGCTGGATTAGTGATTAATGTACGACCACCACGATTGCGAGGTGCTGCCATTTCATCTAAACGTTGACCCATGCTTGTCATTGCTTGAATAGCCAATACTGAAGTTGTAGGTAATGCGCCCGTTGGGTTTAATGTGTTAAACGTGTTGAAGTGAGCTAACTGTAAACCTTGACGATCAATCTCGTTAGTCACTGGCGCCATTGCTGCTGCGATTTTATCCTCAAGTTTAGAAAGACTCAATGTACGGTCAATCGCTGTAAAGTTAATATCACAACCGCCTTGGTTAAGCGTTAAAGGTAGTGAAGTTTCAACAGTTGCTTGTGGAACTGCTACACGACCTGAACGGTATGTGTAACGAGGTGGGCGACGAATCTGAATTGTTTGGCCTGGCATATATCCACGTGAGATATTGCCTGTAAATTCTTCTTCCCAATTACGGTTTACATTTTTAGCAAAGCTAAGGTTATTTTTAAGAATAGCTAGTGCCGCTTTAGACACTATCGAGGTGGTTAATAAGGTATTTGACATGCTGATTTCCTTTTAGTTAGCGCACCCACCTTGCGCCACGCTTGCGAGCATCTGCCATGTATTCATCGATTGACATATCTTCTATTGACTTAACAATAGAACTCGCGCCTTTAGCTGGCGACATTGGTGCTGGTGCATTGGATAGTTTTACTGGCTTGCTTGAGAGTTTGTCCTCTAGCTTGCCGATTTCTTTAGCTTGTGCGTAAGGTGATAAGGCTGCGATTCTGTCAGCTTCAGCAGGATTTTTTGCCAAGTGATAGACAATATCTGCACCGTTTTCAGTCTCTAAAATAGCTAAATACGCTGGTTCTGATATTTTAACCTTGTTATTAGCTACCACTTCCTCAAAGTCGTCATACTTGCGCTCGCCTGTTTGTATCATGTCGTTTTTACGCTCGTTTTGGCGCTCAACTTCTGATTTGTACTTAGTTTCACGTTCCGCTTCTTTTTGCTTTTGCGTCAATTCTGCAAACTTTTGGTCTGCTTTAAATTCTGCTAAAGCTTCTACCCACTCTTCATCAGAGGCGTAGGCTTCACGTGTTGGCTTGCTTGGCGTGTACTCTTGAGGCTGATTGACTTCGGCTAAGACTCGCGCTCTAGTTTCTGACTCAATGCGTTGCTTATCTAGTTTACGTTCAAGTTTTGCAATTCTCTTTTGGACGATATCGTCTAACTCGGCTTGAGTAAACGTCTTGTCCGCCGCCTTTTCTTCAGTTGGCGTCTCTGTTTCAGGTTTCGGCTGTTCTGATTCAGGCTGCACCGTTTTTACAGGTTCGGCTTCCTGTTCAAATACTACTTCTACTGCTTCTGACATTTTTCATCCTTAGAAATGAAAAAAGCCCACCGAAGTGAGCTTTGGCCTCGTTAA